TCTTTGCATTTCCTTGTCAAGAATGTCACTAGCGTATACTCGACCGTTACGATTCTTGATATCGCCTTGCATAAAAATACCTTCAATGAAGTAAGACTTTTTGCCTTCCTCACTTGCTTCGGTAAGTACCTCGCAATCTGTAACCTCGGTTATAAGCTTCATAGTAATATACCTTTTCTTTATAATTTTATTTTATTTATAACTTATTCGGCTTCCTTTGCAAATGCAATAATGTCCTTAAATCCTTGTGAATCCTTCATCATTGTGGATTCCATTTCCTTACGATTTTTAGGATTTAGAGATTTCATTACGTCATTTAGCATTTTAGCTTCCTGAGCAGATACCTTGACTGATTTGCCATCTTTCAACTTCATCATTCCAGGTTTTACACCTTCTTTTAGAGACGATGGTCTTTTACCTGACAAATAATGATGTAAGGCTTTTTCATGAGCCGCTGCATCAGCTGATTTATTAGCACCAACAGTACGTGTAGACATTAGAGCTTCTGCTGAACCCTTATCTGTATCTCTTTGATATACGTGGTGATTAGTTGTGGCACCTGTTTTATTATTTGTAACTTTGACATGAACTGTATCACCGTATTCACCAGGATTATTATGGTGAGGAATACCAGCTTTATTCATTTTTGATCTTTTTGCCGCTATGTGAGATGGAGCACCTTCACTGCCACCCTTTTTCTTAGGACCGACTGTAAATGTGTAATGTCCATGGTCCACAGTACCTTCTTCCAATGCCTCATAATATGATGAATACATTGGATAACCAGCCGCCAATTTGATAATATCGTCATCATCGTCGTCATCATCATGCGGAGGATTATATCTCTTACCTTCAGCATATGCATGAAGTGTTTTTAATTCACCGTGAGCCGCGGCCAATTTGTTTTGGAACCATTCTTCTGGATCCATTGTGGTATCCGTAATGAAGTCCTCGATTTCTCTTGCAGCATATTCAATGAATCTTAGTTGACCAACCATCATAGGAATCTCTTCAGATGGGTCCTCGTTCAATTCAGTAGATTCATACTTAGGAGCACGATCAAGTTTTGCCTGACCTTCTTTTCTTTGAGAATGAGCCTGATCATAAGCCGTTTCATCCTGGCCTTTCATGTAATCAGCCAAGCGCTTTTTAGGCATTGCCTTTGGCTTGTAACCTTCCTGGTCACCCAAACCTAGCGGATCAATAATCTCTACTTGGTGTTGGTCTTTAAATTTCTTTTCCTCGGTGCCTTTAGGCTCTGCAACCTCAGAAAGAATGTTTCTAAACCTTTTCATTTTTCGATTCCTATAAGTTGTTTAATTTTTATTTTATTTATTAAAGTTCAGGTTCTTGTGAATTATCAGTATCAATGTCAGCATCTGGATCTGGTTCAGATTCCTTCTCTGCATTCATTTTTTCCTGTTCTTCTTTCCATTCATCTTCTGTGAGCTGAAGAACATTTTTGACAACCCATTCTCTAGAATAATATGTACCAACGTGATCTTCTACCTCTCGTAAGGTTGACATACGTTCTCTAAGAATTTCAGCATCCTTGAGTTCATCAAAGTAATTTTCTTGAATAAAGTCATAGCGAATATTATTTCTAATTTCAGCAAAATCCTCTGGTCCCATAATACCTTTAAGAATAAGCTGCTTTTCAAGAATTATACTAAACAACCACGAGAATCTAGCACGAAGTCGTTTTACAAACTTACCAAATTTAACCTCATCACGACTGATCTCAGAAACACGACCGAATGAATACATTGTTTCCGGCTCAAGTCTTGATAGAGGAACCTTCAATGACTTATATAACTTCCGTTGGAAATACTGTAGGTTTGTATCATCTGTCAAACCAGCTGCATTACCACCAGCCATAACATCAACCTCTGTTGAACGCTCACCACCTCTGCGTGGGAACCAAAAGTCTTCTGTCATAGTCATCATCTTACGAGAATCAGAAATCTCACCAGTAGATGAGTTATACTGAAGCTTATTTTTATGGCGAATCATCATATCTCGTAGATATTGTTCAGCCTTCGATTTAGGTAGGTTCCCAACATCAATATAGAAAATTCGTCTTTCAGGAGCTCGTGTAAGAGTATAAATGACTGTAGCATCCTCAAGCATCCTTAATTGGTTTAATGGTTTTATTGCTGGGTGCAAATTTCCTAAAACCATTGAGTTATTTTCGTTCATAATACCAGATGTTACTCGAGCTATAGAATCCTTTGAGATTCTATAGCCTTGAGTATTACCACCACTGGCACCAGAATTTGTATTAGTAAATCCACTCTCAGAATATAGATAATATTCATTTTTTAGTTTTTTGGTCGGCACACCAGAATGTGGATCTTTTTTACGCTTATCAACCTCTTTTACAAGTTTAATTTTTCGTGGGTCAATATAACGTAATTCGATAATGCCTCGCTTTAAATCATCATTGTCAATAATAATATGATAATTTAGCCTTCCGTCGACATAGAACTTACTGAATGTATCATAACCGTTATTAGTAAAATCAAGTAATCTTAAAATATTTTGAAATTCTTCTGTTACCTTTTCCTTTACCTTATCCGGCAGATCCGTATCTTCTAGTACAATTTCAACAACTTCGTCATTGACATCAATCGAAATTGCTTCGTTTACAATCTCATCAATGGCCTGCGCAATTTCTGGTTGATTTGCCATACCACGATATTTTGTGACAAGCTCAGACTCACTTTTAGCAGCACCCTCCATATCAAGAAGAGTGCCATAAAAGCCACCTAAAGCATTACCAACTGTAATGGCACCATCATCATTTAAGGGCTCAGCGAAAGATACCGGGGCATTTTGTGCCTCGTCCACTTCCCTCTTTATTTCAAAGCCAAATAACTTCACATTAACGTTCCTTTAATAATATAATAAATTAGGTAGTAGGAATACCAGTAACGCCCTCTACTCTCCAAAGATCGTATTGGAAGGTCACTGTAAATTCCTCGATTGTATCCGTAGCACTCCAATCCATTGGAATACCTTCAACAGATACAGGGAACATTCCTTCAAATACATATGAACGTAGCGCATTACCATCCTTACTAAATTGTGTAATAATGCCATTCGATTTATAATCTTGAGGAAGTGCTCTGGTGTTTGAATCATGCGAGTTGATCGCGTTGGTCCAAGCCTCCATAGCATTTCTGATTGCAAAATCTTCATCATTAATGACGGTTACTGTCCAATCTTCAAATACCCTATCACCTGCGTATTTAACATTCCTACCGAAGTATGGAACCGTATAGGCACCCAAGCTAGAGCTTGGGATACCAGCGGCACGTACCATGAAAGGAACCTTAAAGTCGGCCTCAGGAGCAACAGGATTCAAAATTTGACATTGAAAGAGCGTTGGACGAGCACCACCACCTACTAGTTGTGATTTAAACTCGTTTATATTAAAACTCATATCTTATCTCCTTGGTTTCTTTTATTTATGTCAACTGACCGACAATCTCATCAAATTCTACACCACTTCTTGTGGCAACGAATGTCAATTCAATGACGTTGATGGATCTAGCAGGTTTGATAAAGATATTAGCCCTGAACTTGTTTTGATCAATTACTGTAGCAGTATTAATTGAATCATCAGAAACAATTCTGAAATCAATAATACCCCTACGACCCTGAATATCACGGAGGAAAGGATCAACCGCATTTTTAAACTGGGTTTGAGTAAACTCATCATTTAGTTCAAATAGATACGATTGTGCCGCAGTTGCGATAGCCTTTTCAACCGCAATAAACAATCTGCGTACATTAATTCTATCAAATGCGCTATTTGTTCCAAGACCTGTTTTATCGCCAAATAGAACAATACCTTGTCCAACTTGTGAAATTACAGGGTTAATGTCCTTTGCATAAAGTTGATCGCGTTGAGCCTTATCTGGATTGAATGCAAGTTTTACTACATTTTTAATAACACCTTTTCTGAAGCCAGCAGGTGATTCCCAAGATTCAACACGTGAAGCAAGTCCAGCCATATCACCGTTCAATGGAACCCAACGGTATACGTCGTTATATTTATCGTAGCGATACTTATAACCAGAATCCATAAACCAGTATGATGAGGATTGTAGCTTATCACGGTATGCCATTACATTAGTCAATTTTGATCCGATGGTTGTACTATCAACGGCTGCCTCTCTGGATGGTGAAACATATGCCACACAATCCTTACGATAATCTGCAATATTTGCAATAATGTAATTTGCGAAATTACCTGCGTTGTCGCCCTTACCTTGAAGGACAAATGAAACATCTAATTCATTAGCATTCTTAAATGTATCCCATGCAGCACCCATTGCTGCAAGTGTTACATTACTTTCAGATAGGCCATCAGAAGCACCAGCCAATGTTTCATATTCGGATGTTTTGGATTCAAAATGAGCAGTATTTGCAACCTTAACCCAGGATGAACTATTTTCAATTACTGTATGATAGTAATTATCAGTTCCGTCACCTAATTGAGCACCTGGGGTTGCCGATAAGTTATTATAAACCTCCAGTACTGTACCAGTAGATCCTGAAATTGCACCAGTTGCATCAACAACCGCAATGTGGTACTTATCAGTATCTGCTGATTTACCGAACAAGTTACCATATTTCCATTTTCTGGTCATGTTAACTCTTGCAGGTAGTTGTTCAGCAATTGTATATCTGCCTGTAAATGTGAATTCATATTCATATGCAGCTGCAGCTGAAGTGTTTGCTTGATCAACCAGAGGGTCACCCGAGCCGTTCAACAGTGTACTGTTAAATGCAGAAACTTGCAATTCTTGGTATCCAGCACTATCTGAACCAATTACAATTACATCTCCAACACTAACGGCGCCGGTTTCAATTGCATTTGCTGCCAAAACTTGAATTGTCAATACAGATGAATTAAATGCCAATTCTGGTTGTGCTTGGGTAATATCGCCTAAATCTACTGCTAGAGCTTCGCCTGTTGCAATAATTTGTGATTCAAAATCACTACCTTTTGCATATGCAACCTCGATTGCGTTACCCATCGTACCAGCATATTTTGCCTCAAAGGCACCAAATGTAGTATTTGCTGCATCCAAGGCACCGATTGAGCCTGGAGTAGTACCTTCAACATAACCTGGGGCCGCAGTATTTGCATATGCCGTATTAGCATCAAAATATACTTCGGTCGTGGCGTCTGCGGCAGTGGCACCATTATCAGCGCGTGTTACAAAAAGTGGGTTTGCATATGCTAGAAAATCAGCTGCAGTAAAGAACGTTTCGAAATTACTGTCATCAGGCATACCAAATCTACTCACAAGGTTATCTTCTGACGTAATAAGAATAGGTTCGTTAACTGGACCCCATCTGAAAACCCCAGCTATTGCGCCGGGTGGTGTCGCGATGGCTGGTACTGTTGCCGATGCGTCCACCTCTCGAACAATAACGGAAGGACTTACGGTAAAAGCCATATCTTTCTCCTTTATAAATTATTTTAGAAACGGTTTTTTTAAGTTCATGTCACTATGTTTATTTATAAAAATATTGTTTTAATAAGTCCAGTCCCTTTCAACCGCTACAAAGCCTTCGTCGTCGCCGTGATCATCGCCTATATCAATAAACCCGAAAGGTAGGAGATCTTCTTCTATTTGTTCTTCAGTTTTTTCTCTTAGTGCCATCATCGTATTTATATCAGTCATATCTTTAAAATATCCCTGATCAGTAAGCCACGAGAAAATAACCAAATTCATAACCAGATCATCATGTGAACCGGATTCAGCCTCATATGAGGCACCTTTTTTTGAAAAGCGAGACAATTCCTGAATCGTGTTAAAATCACATAATATAAGTTGGTTTTGCTCTACCAACATTTTTAATATGGAACAACCTATGGATTTTACACTTTTGGTTGTCCTGATTCCGTTATCAACTGCCTTTCCAAAGCCACTAGATATTCTCTTTCCACTACGCCCTGCGTTTTCTGTATAAAGAATATTTTCGTAACCATAGTCCATTAACAAGACATCAGCAACTTGTTCGCCAATATCATTGATTTCCACCAATACTGCTGCCTCGTTATAGAAATTTCCTATTCTATATATAACACTAGCAAAATCAACCGGCGTGACAAAGTTATCTCTAAAAGTACACACCTGTTTATAGGGCATTTGTGTTATATCAATTACATTAAATGTCGAATAATCTAAACCCTTACCACGAGAAACATCAACCGTCATAACGTACACGTGATCGTCTATTGGTTTTTCATATTGACAAATATTGTCCTTTTCCAATAAGGGACGGGAATACACCAGTTCCTTTAGTTTTGAGCCGTCGATTAGAGTACCAGAGCTGCCTAAAAATTCACAGCAATATTCTTGTCGGAACTTCTGGTCATCATAATCCAATGCAGCTAGTGTTTCATCCTTCCATTTGTCGTCTCGTCCAGGAACATCGTTCCACATTACCTTGACAAATTCATAGCCGTTTGTTTGCTCTTCAGCACCTTTACAAGTTTTATAAAAATGATTCAAACCGTTGGGTGTTGATGTCATCAACAATTTGGTAGTTTCACCAGATGAAATTGTCGGATAAACCGATGCAAAGAAATCATCGTAGCCTTCAATAAATGCAACCTCATCAAGATACAGAAATGCAATGGATTTACCACGAATGGCACTTGAGGAAGTTGTCCCTGCGTAAATCTTACAACCATTTTCTAAAGTTATATTACCTTTGTTCCATTCTTCAACACCTTGCTGGATCCATTTAGGAAGTGCTTCGTAGGCTAACTGAACTCTACTGAGAACCTCTCTAGCAGAGTCGCCTTTATTGGCCAGAATGGCTACGGTTTTATATTCATTAAATAGGATATAATGAAGGATAACAGCTACGGCTGTAGTTGTTTTACCAGACTGTCTGGCCGTTAATACAGCGACACGTCTGTTATTAGTAATTTTCTTTGTAATTTCTTCTTGATAATCGTACATATTAAAAGGGACCAAGCCCCTGTCCACATGTACAATTTTAATATAGTTTTTGGCAAAATAAACTGGGTCCTGAGCACACTTCATATACTCCTTAATCAGATCAGGAGTAAATTCAATTTCCTCTCCAATCTTTTTAAGATTAGCATTACCCAGATATCCAGGAGATAAACTCATTCAGCCTCGCCTTTGATCATCTTTAGAAGGTCAGCTGTCGATACAATAAGATTATTATTTGTCACCTGTGTTTCAGCCTTCGGACCAGTATCGTCAACTGCATATTTCTTCTTGGTTGATAAATCTACAAAATCCTTGTTTGCGTCAAGGAGTGTTTTCATAAGAGTTGATACGACTTCAAATGCTCTAGGTGATTCCGACTGTTTAGCAATCTCTACCATTTCACGGACAGCATCATCGCCCATCTCAATAATATTCTGTACGTTTTGTCTTGCCAACTCAATATCGTTAATATTTTCCTCGTTGGTGTCTTGTACAGCAGGAAGATGCTCTTCAAATTTTTCAATATTAACCACTTGCTCTTCTTCAACTTGGACGACATCTTTGATCTCTTCGTCCTCCTTGATTTCTGCAATAGGTGTAATACCTAGAGCCTGAGCAATTTTATCGTCACTCATTATCTGATCCTTTAATTAATCTCCTACTAGTAGGACAACCACCTAACGGTCTGGCAAAAATTGTTTTACCTTTATCAGGGCTTTCATAAATCAATGCTTCCTCTGGTTCCCATGCAAGTTTATAATCCGCAGGATATGTATCCTTTGCTCTGATTACATCACGTTCAAATTCAGCCATATATTATTCCTCCGATGGTTGTTTTGTTCCCCATTTTCTTTCATATGTATCGTCTGTACCATAGGAGTCTGCCCATTTATTTTCTGTAAATCTGGCAAACTCAATTAGCATTTCAATATCATTATCAATCTCATAAAGCCAATCATATATTTTTTCAAAGTCTTCCTGAACTAACGAATTATTGTGCTTAATTCTGGTATCATTATTTTCAATGTGCTTATTTAATGCTTTTGTAAGAAAATTTAAATCCTGTCTGAGATCTTTTACATCACGTTCCTTATTAATTTGGCGCTCGACCGCCATTTGTGATGTGAGACCGTCAACCTCAGCCTTTAAAGTTTCTATAGTTTGAGCCTGTTGTGCGGTCCACCAAACAAATGCACTCACTTGCATTACGATTGCTACTACGACACCTATTCCAAATTTTGTATTCATTTTTTACTTTTCTCCCTTTCGGCAACTCTCTTACGAAGGTCGCTGGACGAGAAGCGGTGGTCGCGTTTATTAAAGTATAGCTGGATACCCCGCTTCTTGCAAATATCCTTGCCTGTAAAATCCTGTTCTCTGTATTCCTCTCCCATGATTTTAACATCAATCTGGTACATACTCAGAATATCCTCAAGATCCTTTTCAGAACCATAAGGAATAATTTCATCAATATAGCTGACGGCCTTAAGTTGAGTGTAACGCTCTACGACTGTCTGTACTGGGGGATTCTTTCCAGGGCGATCCACACTTGGATCAAACTGTAAACCACAGATCAAATAATCACACTGTTCTTTTGCTTCTCTTAGCATCTGCACATGCCCTGCATGTAATAAATCAAAAGTGCTTGCTGTAAATCCAATTTTCATTTTAACCTCATTCAGTTACAAATTACAAATATATTTAGACACCTTCATTATATAACAATTTCTATAAAAAGTCAACCTTTATGTTATAGTATCTGGATCTGTTACATATTCTATTGTGGCCCAGTTATCGTCAAAATCAATATCACTGAAACTGATTGTAACTTCTGGATCTGTTGTTGGTTCATTATTAGCTGTCATTCCAGGCTGTAAAACTACTGCTGAATTAAATGTATTATTTGCATCACCTGCTGGAAGATCAGGTGAAATATTTGTTTGAATAAATTTAATAACCTGTCTTTCCTTGGCAGGCCCAAAGTACCAAGCCTTCATAGTAAAGTTTAGAGTCCACATAATGGCTCTTCTTGTTAGAAAATCACCCTCATAAATCTCTTCGTTTTGAATGTCATTTAAGACCAATGGAATATCCAAAGGTTCTAAATCAGGAATAAGCTTTACAGTAGAAGTAAATTCTGGATTAAAAAATGGTAAAATTTGCTCAACAACCTTAACCGCATCCTCGGCGTATGAGGCCATAATATTTAAAGAGAATTGGATATTATATGGTGCTGGTACCCACAGATAATCCCTAGCACCAGAATCGTCATTTACCACATTTCGTATTAATTTTCTGGTCGGTGCCAATTTTCTTTCGCCATCGTAAAACATAGCATTAATTTCAAACGACATACGAGGCAGAGTAATTGCCTGTGCTTCAAAATTTGGATCTTGATTTAGACGAGCAAGAATTTTTTGATGTGGTGCATATGAAATAGGAACAATCATTTCCTGGACTATATTACCAGCATTGTCCTTCCGCTTGATTTTAATTTGGTTAAAATATGTACCAAATAGTGCAACGTATTTTCTTGTCAGTTGGTTATAAAAATGATTCGCAATAGCCATGTTATGAATCCCTAATATCTAATGGTTCAACTTCGATGGTTTCACTAAATGGATCCATTTCTGTAAAGTCAATAATCTTATCAGCTTCAATTTCAAACTGCCAGTTATCAGCAAGAGGATCGGTAGCCTCTACTGCAGCCAATGTATTAACGGTATTTGCGGTAAGATCTCTATCAGCAAAATATGTGTCAATATTTTCACGACCAGTTTGGAATCTTTCGCCAGACCATTCTGCTAATTCACATTTAAGATCATATATCTGCAGTGCGCCCATCTGATAGAATACACTCTCATGCTCTACATGCATAATCTTAAATAGTTTACCGTTTAATGGGAAGTAGAAATAATCGCCCTCGAATGGTCTATTTCTAGTTGGACGATCCTTTGTTACAAACCGTTCAAATGTTCTAAACGCCACGCTGAATGTGACTTGGTCTCTAATCTGTAAGCCGAATTTGGAAAGGAAATCACCTTCGCCTTCAAATCCATCCACATTCTTAACATAACCTTCAAATTCAAATGTTTCATCGTAGATGGGCAGATCATCCTCATTCAGAATTTCATCAACAGCTCCGCTTGAACGAGTGATGTAGATAAGATCCACACCATAAATTTGAATTGATTCGATAACTAAATCGTCAATTAAATTCTGTTCATTAAAGTTGTCATAATTCTGAAAATAAACATTTGTGGCCATGATTTATCCAATAAAGTTGTATGTGAGAGGTTGAAGATTACCAATTGCGTCCTCTTCCATCCGTTGCCG